ATTAGCACTGCCCGGCCCGTGCGCGAGACCCCCCACCCCACCCCCGGGCGGTGCCTGCGGGGTCTCGCGCACGGGCCGGGCAGTGCTAATGTGCAGCATCGTCTCTTAGCATCGGGCCGGGCCGGGCCAGTCGACGCGCCCGAGCGACAACCCCACCCACACACCAGCCCGCTCTATCGTACGCAGGCTTGTTTTTTTGTGGGTATGGTTTTTGGTGTTGGTTCGTTTGTTGGTCGTTTAGCAGGGTTTGAGTTGTACTGTTAGCAGGATTTTTTCTTCTTCTTTTGACGATTTTTCTCTCCCCCTCCCTAGCGTTGTGGCTAGTCATCGTCCGTTTTACATGCTTGATGTCCCTGCATGAGTCTATTCCTAGCCGTTTCCGGGGAGCACCCTGTGGGTGGTGTCTGTTCGTCTAGTGGAGTGGCAGGATTGTTCTGCTTGACTCGCTAGTTGCTACGAATAGGCTTGCGTTTAGGATGTGGCGCTTCGGATTTAGCGGTCCGTGGGCGTGTTGTAGTGACAGTGTAACTGATTCGCTTCTAATATGGTGGTATGTGTAGGAGTCTACATAGTTGTGTGTATGGTTTCTACATATGTTTGGCTAGTTTGACCACTTTTGTTATTGTCGGTGGGTCGCGCGCGTGCGTGTTACTGATTGTGAGTGTGTTTGTGGCTAAAAGTATGAAGTCTTTTGATAGTTATACGGAGGAGTTGCGTCAGTTTAACTCTGCGAGCAGTATTCGTAGGGGTAAGAGTGCTCGTGGTTATGCTCCGAAGACGTTTGCGGATGTGTTCGATTACACACAACCTCGGCGTAATAAGTTTGGGGCCGGGGATTTGAAGGTTACGAACACGATTACGGGTGAGGTGACGATGTATAAGGCGGATGAGGTGTCTACCGCGTTTGCGCATATTCGCTCTCCGAAGCATTCACAGTATAATTTGAAGTACGATAAGAAGGATCAAGTTGACGCTCCCTGAAAAGACTGATAGTGAGACTAAGCATTTCTTTGACGACAATAAGAAGTCGATCTTGGAGATGGCGAATAAGCCTGTTGCTCTGCTCACTATCGCTCAGGCGCACGGCATCAAGATAGATACTCTTTCTCGTCGCGTTCTTGAGGGTGATGACGAGTTCGCTGTAGAGTTTCAGAAGCGCCGCGCATCCCTGCAGGCTAATCTTGCAAGTAACGTTATGGATCGTGGAGATGGTGATTGGCGTATGCACGCCCACGTCCTAGAACGGCTCTTCCCTTCGGGTTATGCAAAAGAGCGCGCCAATACGATTAAGGTTGAGGCGAGCGCGTTTGACTGGAATCTTCTTGGTAGGATTCAGGAGAAGGACCTTGAGAAACGCGAGGTCAAGCATATTGAGGCCGAGAGCGTACAAGTCGATGAGTAGCGAGTGTACAAACCGATGATTGAACCATTCGACACTAATCGTGATCCGGGCGACGAGCAGGACGCTGATGACTCGTCAAGTTGACGCGCAAGAGAAGCGTCGTAAAACTAAGACTGTCAAGAAGATTGTCAATGATGTTCCGCAGGACCAGTTCGACCTGCGCACAAAGATCCTCACCGACCCTCTCTGGGTGTACGAAAATCTCTTGGACTTTCATCCGTGGTCCAAGCAGTTGGAAGTACTGGAAAGCGTCAGAGAGAATAAGCGCACAGTCGTTCGCTCTTGTCACGGCTCTGGCAAAACCGCCGTCGCCGCCGTCGCTGTACTAGAGTTCATGTTGAAGGGGCCATGTCGCGTAATCACGACTGCGCCAACATGGTCGCAGGTTGAACAATTGTTGTGGCGTGAGATCGCACAGCGCCATCGAAACATTAAACCAGATTTTGGCAAACTATTTAAGACGCAACTTGAAGTAGCGCCAGACTGGTTCGCTATCGGACTATCGACGGACACGCCAGAACGATTTCAGGGCCACCACGCTCCCCGAATGCTACTCGTAGTAGACGAGGCCAGCGGCGTAGACGACGCAATCTACGAAGCATCCGAAGGATTCCTCACCGCCGAAGGATCTCGCGTCCTCCTAATCGGAAACCCAACCCGCACAACAGGCACGTTTTACCGAGCATTTAAGCCAGACTCTGGATGGAACCGCGTACACATCAGCGCGTTCGACTCGCCCAACTTCACCGGAGAAGAAGTACACCCCGACGCTGCGCGCGCACTCGTCACACCAGAATGGGCCGCCGACGCAGCAACACAGTGGGGAATCGACTCACCCGCCTACAAGGTCCGCGTCCTAGGAAACTTCGCGGAAACAACAGGTCGCCAATACTTCCAATTCATCGACCGACTCGTTGCCACAGAACCAACAAAGCGCGGCATGTTCTTCGGACAACCCGTACGCGGCGGAACCGTCTCGTTCGCCGACGACAAAATCGGGCCAATTAAAATCTGGCAAGCCCCACAAAAAGACAAACGCTACATCCTGTTCGCCGACGTAGCAGGCAGCGTCACCGACGACACCTATAACGCGCGCGTCGCATCAACCGATGACCGAGACGGCTCGGACTTCTCCGCCGCAGTACTCATCGACTCTGAAACCGGGGATGTCTGCGCCACCTATCACGGCCGACCAGCACTAGACCAGTACGCCGAAGACCTCGCGCGCCTAGCCCACACCTACAACAAGGCACTACTCGCAGTAGAGCGCAACAGCGTCGGACAAGCAGTCCTACTCATGCTCACAACAACATTCAACTACTCAAACCTTTACCGGCCACGCCACATGAACAGCACCCGCCCAGACCTAGACAACAAGATTGGTTGGATCACAAGTCAGGCAACCCGACCGCGAATGCTGACAGCCCTCCAAATGCAAATCAGAGACAACCCGGAAACGATTCGCTGCGAACGCCTCATCGAAGAAATCAAAACATTCGTTTATGATCGGAGAGGAAACTCGGGTGCGGATAATGGTGAGCACGACGACCTCGTGATGGCAGCCGGTGGCGCGTACGCCATCATGCAAGAGACGACATACAAGCCAATCAACTTGCTTCCACAGAAAAGAACGCGAACGTCTAGCACGATCACTAAACGCTCCCCGCGCGTATGATAAGATTATACTCATGAGTAAAGACTTCCAAAACCAGAAGGCGAATATCACTGGCTCTAAGGGAGCGGTCGCATATATCAATGGTTTGGACGGGTCGCCGTTTGGTCGTGACATTGTTGGGCGCGCTGTAAATAAACAGACCGCAAAAAACAATTCCACTAAGAACACTCAACGATATGGTAATCCTCTGAGCGTTATTGCGAATGAGCAGACGCCGAACCCAGCGCGCCGCATGAGGGAAATGAAAGCAGTAAAAGCAAACGCTAGACCGTCTAAAGGACTCTGAAAATGCCGTACCCCAATAAGCCCGCCCCAAAGCCCGGTAAGCCCAATCCGCCCAAGGCCCCTCCCAAGCCCGGCATGATGAAGCCGTCTATGCCGAAGTTGAACACGCCAGACTTTAGCAAGATGATGCCGATGAAGGCAACCCCCGCCGCCGGTTCCACATCGACGACAAAGAAGGTCAAGTCGTTCATGAAGAAGTACGGGCAGGCTTAACATGGCAATGCTCCCTCAGGCCCCACCCGCAGGACCGCCGATGGGCATGATGCCTCCGGGCGGCGCTCCCATGCAGGGCGGCGACGATCAGGCCCCCGCAGCACAGATCCTTCCGATCATGGCAATGCTTGCACAGCAGCAGCAGGGCGCTATGCAGCAGCAGCAGCAGCAGGAACAGTCTCTGAAAGAGGCAATGCGTCAGCAGATTCTGCGGCTCGTGAGCATGATGCCGACGGAGAATCCTGCTGGGATGGCGGCTCGTACTGAGCCTATGCCGCCTAGCATGTCGCCTGACGATCAGAGCGGCGAAGAGCCGTCCGATATGGAGAATTACTAATGGCTTGGACAGACCCCGTACGCTATCCGAACAGCATGGAGATCGCTGATAACGAAGCGTTTCTCAACACTTACGTTATCGACAACCTTGCTTATCTAAAGGCAAATTCTGGCGGAATCCCGACAGCGCAATACGCAAGTTCGACAGTCGCCGGAACGTCCCTTGGAACACTTGCTTCTGGTTCAAACACTGTTGAATTTGCGCTTAGTTCAAACATTGCGCTAAAGGGCGGAACAGAGTCGTACGCTGGAACTTCTAACTTTGTGTTGTCGGATGGTTCAAAGTGTCGAATTGGCGTTACAAGCAGCGGCATCTATAGAATCGATTTTTCGATCAATTTGAAAAGTTCTTCTTCGCTAACTGACCAAGCGATTGGTTTTCAGGCGGAAAACAGTACTGATGGCGGAACGACGTGGAATAAGTCGACTGCTTATACATCTGCGTACGTTCACGGTTTTTATCTTGGAACTACCTCTCAACCAGATGCCAAGATTCTTTCGGGAACTCTTTTTACATACTGTCCCGCGTTAGGTTTGATGCGCGTCTCTGCCAACACAACAGGCGGAAGCGGAACCTACAATCTTTACAGTGTAAACTTCATCTATAGCAAGGTTGCGTAATGCCAACTAACAAGTTTTCGCAAAACGATCAGTCTGTCATTGCTCCATATACTCGCGCCGTTCTGATTACGCCTAGCGACACGGTTGATCTTACTGAAATTCCGCGCGCTCTCATGGCCCATGGCTCGGCAAACCCAACAACGATAAAAGTTATGTTTGTTGGAGACACAACCCCAGTGACGCTTTATGTAGGTACGGGAACTTGGCTTCCGTTTCGCGTAAGTCGCATTTACGCCACCACTACAACCGCAACCACTATTACTGCCCTATACTAAATCCTGTGATTAAAGGCGATCAGACCAAGATCCTATCGCGCTTCAACAAGGCGTTCGCATCCGCGAATCAGCACCACACAAAGCGCGTAGACAAGTACAAAAAATGCGACGACGCATACAACGCTGTACTTAAGCCGCAAGAAGACAATTGGCAGTCGGACCTCCACCCTCCGTACGTCATGCAGATCGTGGAACTCCTTGCGTCTAACCTGATCGACGAGAACGCCAAGGCAAAGGTTATCCCGGGTCAGCCTATTAACGCTGACACGGCATCGTTGCATGAACACCTCCTGCAGCAGCAGCGCGAAGCAGACAGGTACAACGAGAAACTTGTACCGTTTGTACTTCAGGCACTCATCCGTGGCATTACCGTGGCGAAGGTAACGTGGCAGGAAGAGTGGCGGAAGACGCAAGTCAAGGAATTCAAGGCTTCTCCGTACGGTCCACCTATCGGGAACGTTACTGAGCAGAGATATCCGTATCGCCAGCAGCCGAGTTTTACACCCGTTGACGCTAAGCAGTTTTTGTGGGACCCGGCGGCGCACTCGCTAGACGATGCAGCCGAGTGTTTCCACATCACTTACGAGACGGTAAGTAGCGTTAAGAATAGTGGCGTTTACGAGAACGTAGACAAGATCCACGCCGACACTGCCCCGTCTGGCGTTGATGATTCAACGAACAAGCGCAAGGGTCGCGTCGAAATCATCGAATGGTGGCATCGTGAGGGCGACGAAATCTACCTTACCACTATCGCCAACCGTGCTGTTGTCCTGCGCGACGAGTGCAGCCCGTTCTGGCACGGAGAGTTCCCATTTGTCGTTGCCTCGCCGATGCCAAGCCTGTTTGAGATTGGCGGGAAGAGCATTGTGGAGATGGTCGCCGACATTCAGGCCGCATTGTGGGAGATGCAGAACCAGCGCATCGACAACACTCGTTTCATGGCAAACGCAGCCGTGTTCGTTGACCCGGCAGCAGAGATTCAGGACTTTCGCCTGCAGCCCGGCGGCATCCTCCGCGCCCGCCCCGACCAGATTCAGCCGTGGCAGCCCGCTACCAGCATCCTCGCCCCGACCGTACAGGCAGAAGAACTCCTTAAGGGAGACTTGCAGAACCTCAGCGGTGCAGTTAGTTACCTAAGCGGCGCGTCTAACTCGCAGATGGATCAGACCACTGCGACGGGCATCAGCATCATCCAGAACATGGCAACGAAGCGCATCATGCGCATGAAGCAGCAGATTCTGTTTGCCCTTAAGCGCGTTGGCGAGCAGCAGATTGCGCTCAACCAGCAGTTGCTCCCGAACGCTGTCGCTATTCGCATTGATCGTGGCGCTGCTGGTATCGAATGGCAGGCCGCAACGCCGTCGCAACTTCAGGGCAAGTACGAGTACCGCGTTGAAGACGCCTCCGAGTCGCTGATCCGTCAGGAGCGCCGAGCAGAGGCACTGGCTAAGGCGAACTTCCTCACCGCTAATTATGCGCTATTCCAGCAGGACGGCGTTCAGATCGATCTTAAGAAAATCCTTGAAGACGTTACCGAAGCGTTCGACGAAGACCCGCGCAAGTATTTCAAGGAAGAAGTTGCAGCGCCAGCCCCGACAGGCGCTCCCGCGTCCCCTCCGCAACTGGTCGGCGGAGTTGGGGCGGAAGCGGCACCGACACCCGAAGCATCGGCGGCGGCTACTGCAGCGCCCGCTCCCGCTGAGGCCGGTGCCGCTCCTCCGCCCGGAGTAGCATGAGCGAACTACTAGATTCCGTTCTGGGTCTTAGTATGTGGAGCGCGGTGGAGGAGGAAATCCAGCGCAAAAAAGACGTGTTGCTCCGCCAGATGGTGTACGATAATGTTACTTATGAAGAGTATTTGCGCATTAGTGGCGAAGTGCGCGGTCTAGACTTTACGCTGAAACTCAAATCTAGGAGAACTTCTGGTGTCTGACGACGACATGATTACCGAGGCAGTGCGCGCCGCGAACGCTGATGAGGAAGTGGTTGAAGAGGAAGGCTACGTCGAAGAGGCAGCCGCAGAGGAGTACTACGAGGAAGAGCCTCGCGTATTCGCTGGAAAGTATTCCACGCCGGACGATCTTGAGAATGCTTACCTAGAATTGCAGCGCAAGTTTCACGAGTCGCGCCAGCCGGAGGAAGAGCAGCAGTACGAGCAGCCGGTCCAGCAGTTCTTTGGTACCGAGCCGCAGAGTCAGGACGAACTCGTTTCGTTTGCTGAGCAGGACCCGACGAATGCTGCGCTGTGGGTTATGCAGAATCAGAATAACGTTCCGAGCGATCTCGCTAACGCGGTCCTTGAGCACTGGTGGACGCAGAAGCCTTGGGAGGCTACCCAGTACTACATGGATCAGCGCATGTCGATGGAGCGCGACGAATTGACCGGAATGACCATTCCGCTCATTGAGCAGCACGAGCGCGCAGTCATGGCAGAAGCGTACGATCACCTAATCGCTAGTGTCCCTGACTATGACGAGTATCAGGATCGTGTCGAACAGTTTATTGACACGCACGACGTTAGCGGGATCATTTCTATTGGTAGCGAGAATGATCCGGTTGCGCTTTCCGAGGGTCTTGGTACAATTGTAGGTATTCTGAAGTGGCAAGAATATCAAGAGGCCATGAGGAATCAAGGAATGCTTGTTCCGGATCAGGAAATCCCTAACGCTTCGCAGGTTAGCACTAGAAACACAACCACAGATTTTGGTTCTGATTCTAATGATATGGATGAAATGATCCGGGCAATGATTCTTAACGCTTAGACGGGCCGCTGGACCAGAGCGACACCCCGACTAGGGTTTTTGACCAGATTCTATAAAAACTTTTAGTCAAGGAGGAACAGCAATGCCTGCTGTTACCATTCTCTCGGGTGTCGCTGACGACAACGACATCCTGTCCAATCGGCGTATCGTCGATATGGACCCGGTTATCAAGATGCTGGAGCCGGACGACGCTCCGCTGACGGTCATGCTTTCGCAGATCCCGCAGCGCCCCGCGAAGTCGCAGAAGGTTGAGTGGCTTTCGGATCAGTTGATGCCGCGCCTCACGACCCTGAACAACGGCGGCAACGTCTCGTCCGGTTCCACGACGTGCACCGTCGCCACCGGCACGGGCGCATACTTCCGCGCCAACGACGTGCTTCGCATGAGCAACGGTGAGAACGTCAAGGTCACGTCGGTTTCGACTGACACGCTGACCATCGTTCGTTCGATTGGTTCGGTTGCGGCCGCAACCATCACGGACCTGACGGACGTTATCAAGATCGGCAATGCCGCCACTGAGGGTGCCACGCTTGGCACGATTCAGATGACGAAGCAGGTCGCCAACTATAACTACTGTCAGATCCAGCGTGATCCGCTCGGCTTCACGAACACGCTTATCAACTCTGACCTGTATGGTGGCTCCGAGCCGCAGTACGAGGCCAAGAAGAAGTTGATGGAGCATCGTCGTCAGATTGAGAACACGCTGTTCTTTGGTCAGCGCGATCTTGATACGTCGGCTTCGACTCCGCAGGCGTACTGTGGTGGTCTGGTGGACTTCATCAGCACCAACATCACGAGCGTTGGCGGCAACCTGACGGAGAGCGGTTTCGCTACGTTCCTCCGCAGTGCTTTCCGCTACGGTTCGCGCGACAAGGTGCTGTTCGCCTCGCCGCTGATCGTCTCGGCACTGTCCTCGTTCGCTCAGAGCAAGTTGGCTCCGAACGATTCGGGTCCGGGCGTCAAGGATTACGGCGTTTCGCTGCAGACGTATCGTGGCGCAAACGGCACGAGCGTCAAGATCGTTGAAAAGCGCGACTGGTCCGACTTCTCCACGACCTCCAATCAGGTCGGCTCGTGGGGTGTGCTGGTTGACATGGAAGACGTGATGATGCGTCCTCTCCGTAAGACCGTTCTTCTTCCGGACCGTCAGGCCCCGGACGAGGATTCGATCAAGCAGGAGTACCTGACTGAGTACTCGCTGCAGGTCGGCACTGAGCAGAATCACGCTATTCTGCGCGGCGTCACCGGCTACTAAGCCAACAAGTTAGACAACAGGGAGCCTCTGGCGCTACAATAAAAGTAGTGTTAGAGGCTCCCTTCAACGTTCAGAAAGAAGAATTATCTTATGCGATTTGTTAGCCGATCTGCTAACTACATGCTCATCGCCCGACCAGATGCCGACTTTGAGGTATTTGAGAACCGGGAAGGAACGATGCTCCCGCGAATGATTCGACGCCCAATCCTGATCCTAGAATTTAAGCACGGTATGGTGCGCCCCGACGAGTCATACGCAGCAACTATGCACTGGCAGGGACAGGCCACAGTGCGTACAGACCCGGAGCGCCTGAACTCTCACGGCGATTCGGCAAACGGCGTGTTTGGTGCCGTCCCGTATCAGCGTGGCGTCAGCATTCAGGATGGCGTTGGCCGCATCGTTGGCGTTAGTGGAGCAAGCCGCCCCGACTTCAACTTTAGCCTCTACGACACCGAGTGGCTAGAGGATGCAGAGGACCGTGCAGACGCAGAGAAGGCGCTCCTAGAGAATGCTGACAATGGCGTCTGGTACGTCAAGGTTGACGCAATCGAAGTGCCGCTCCCGTGGCCGAACTACAACAAGGTCCGCGCTAAGTCTGGTAGCACCGTTGCTGCAGAGATCGTTCGCCGCTGCGAGGAAGACGGCTACGACGTGGCTCACGTTATCGACTACGAGAAGACTCACGCCAATCGTCCCGCCGTGCTAGAGGCACTAGAGGCTCTTGGTAAGCGCACTGCCGACGAGGTAGAGGCGTCCGAAGCGCTGACGGTACAGGTAGTCTGATGATTGGCGTTCCCGTCCAAGCACACGGAGAGGAAACGCTAGACTTTGTTGCGCCCGGAGAAGAAAGCACGATCAAGTGGTACTTGAGCGAAGAGGCTTTTGATCGTATCCGATCTGGAATGGTTTGTCCTAATTGTCTTGAGCCATTCCCGGCGCGTCTAGGTGTTGCCAATACGTCTGCTTGGCGGGAACACGCCCACATGTACTCTAATATTCGCACGAAGGATGAACTCTTGACGCTTGTTGCGCAGGAGCGATGCCCGGTTTGTAGCACGGAGGTGTCTCACGAGATGCTGAACCTCACTCATCGTGGCGCTGATCCGTTTGATCCAACTCTTACCGGATCTTTCTCGTGAGTACGTTCGCCGAACTCAAAGACCGTGCGCAGAACATGGCGCTCACGGAAGACGCGACGACGGCTGGCGCAATGGTCAATGATGTCTACCGAGACATTGTTGTTCACGCTCAACTTAAGTGTACAACCGTTGATAGGGCGCTTACTTTTGGCGACAATCTTTACACGATTAGTGACGAGTTTGGGCTTACTGATCTTGGTCAGGTTCAGTACATTATGTATACGCCGAATGGCGAAAATCAGGGTTATGTGTTGGAGCCGTCTGATTTGGAAACTGTTTTGCAGTTGTCTTCGACAAGCCCGACGGGTTATGTCCGCAAGTACGCATTTCAGGGACTTGACAATCTCTACTTGTGGCCCTCGCCCCAGACCGGCACAAAGGAAACTGGCACCGACGCTACTTTGTTTCTCAACAATCTTACGATTAGTTCAAGCCCATTGGCTAATAATGCTTTTGCGACACTTGCTATTGGTGCTGGTGTGCCGCCCGCATCGCTGGTTGTTACCACTTCGACTCCTCATGGGTTTACCGCTGGTCAGTCTGTTCACTTTGTATTCCCGTCCACAAGCCCAGCCTTCGCGCTTTCTGGAAAAACGTTTACAGTTATAGCACCCGTCACGTCTACAACGTTTACTATTCCCAGCACAGCCGCCATTGCAACCGGAGGGTCTGCTGGTTTTGTTGGGCCATCTGGCGTGACTCGCGCTGTCCAGCGCATTGGCCTTTACTCTGGCGTATACACTCTTATCACTTATCTTGGTTCGTCGCTCGCTCATTCCGCTTCTGCCAACACTGAAAGTTGGACAGGGCAGATTGACCTACTGTCATCTTACGACACGCTTCAGGTCTACTACTCGCAAGAGCCAACCGCCCTATCCTCCGCTGGAGACATCCCCGTAAGCGTTCCGACGCAATGGCACCACCTCATTAGCGTTGGCGCAGCGGCTCGCCTAAGTGACGCAGTAGGCGAGGACGTAAACCTCTCTAACAGCATTCAGGCTCGGTACGACGTGCTGTTTAACGGGTTTATGAAGTGGGTTAAGAATCGTCAGGGGCGGGGCACTCAGATTATGCAGAGTGGCTACATCCGTAGCGCAGGATTCCCCAATCATAATCGGAGCGCGTACTACTCGTCTATGGGAAATGACTAATGGCGGGGCCGGGTCGCTGGATCGAATACTCCGACTTTTCTGGTGGAGAAAGAAGCGACATCAGCGCGAGTCTTATTCCTGATAACGGCTTGCTTTACGCAGAGAATGTTTACACGGATAAGTCTGGTCGTCTTGCTAAGCGGACGGCTATCCGTTCTTTTCTGCAAAACGCAAACTCTAACTATTATGATTCGCTCGGTACGTCTGACGACTCTGAGAGTCCTGCGCTTCAGCGCGGATACGCTTCGCGTTTCTCTTCCAACAAGATTATTCTTGATTCTTTTGGGATTGGGTCTAGCGCAACCGGAACGCTAGAAACCGGCACCGCGTCAACAAACAATGATGTTGGAACATATTCTGCTGGTGTGCCGGGAGAATCGTTTAACACGTTTGGCGTTTGCGGATTCCCGATTGCTGAAAACGCGACGACGCTTGGGACAACCTATAACGCTTACCCATTTGTGTGGGCCGGTGGCGCGGCGGCGAACGTTGGCAACTTCTCAACTACTAGTGGCGGGACGGCAACGTTTAAGGCTGGAGAATCACTAATCCAGTTTTCGACTCTCGCGTTCTATAACGCTTTTAAAGCCACCAATATGAGTGGACAGTTCTTTTATGCGGCAGTTGGGGCGGGGACCAATCAAAACGAATACGTCGGCAAGATCGTATCTCAGGACGACGCTGCCTTTACCATCACGGTAACGCCTACCCCTAAGAACGCTTTTGTCGCAACGTATTATTCTCGCTCAACAACCTTTGGAATGGGTGGCGCTAACTTTGAAACCGGTGGTGGCGCAAGGCCAATGGGCGCAAACGCTGGCGTTATCCACCAGAACCGCGTAGTAGTGGCAACGCAGGGATTAAGCAATTATGTCTCCCTATCCGCATTCGCTCCTCCATCGTTTTCTAAGGTTGACGCTAGGGCTAATACGATTATGTGGAGCGCAATTACTGGCGAGGGCGCAACGGCAGTAAACACAAAGTCTGATGGAATGCTCGGGATGCTTTTTGCTGGGTGGCCCAAGAGTCAGACGCTAACCCTTGACACTGCTGGCATTACGGGACTTGTCAGCCTTGACGCAAACAACTTGATGGTTTTGTGCGTAGATAAGATTCTAATGCTGAGCGGTACGCTCGGCACTGTCCTCCCGAATGCATCTGTTAATACGAACTCGATTAACATTCGTACTCTTTCTACGAACATTGGTTGCGCATACCCCAAAACTATTCAGAAAACACCAAAGGGCGTTATCTTCTCTGACCTTAACGCGGTGTACCTGACCGACGGGTCGAACTTTGTCAACTTGATGGAAGACAAAATCCAGTTCTCTTACGGATACTTTTCTTCCAGCATTGGAGCCTACGGAGCCGATTTCCCCTGCGGATCGGCAGTCCTCTTAAATAATTACTACGTCCTATTCACAAAGTATGGCCTTGGGTGGATGTGCGACATTTCAAATAATTATTCTTGGACAAGAATTGTCGCGTCTAGCGCGCCGCTAGGAGGAGTCCCTAAGACGTGGGCTTGTGGTATTGGTGATCCCAGTGGCAGCGGACAAGTCTACGCGCCAAGGTTCAATGTTGACCCGGCTAATCCGGGGGCCGCGACTGGATCAAAGATTTGTCGCCTAGAGACAATGGTCCTCCCTAACGCCCCCGTGTCTTCCCCGACACCTAATGGTTATACGTCGCTGTGCGATCCCGACACAACTCTCCGCGTGAACGCGCACTTTACCACAAAATCCTATACTTTTGGTTCGTCTGCTATGAAGCGTTTTCAGAAAATGGTATTTACTGGTGCTTGCACAGCGCCCCTTACGATAGTTGGACTTAAGAGCGGACTTGACCCGGACCAGTTTGTCACTTCCGGATCGTTTTATCTTGGCAATGTGTTCTACAACGGTCAGCCTTCCACTCTTAGGGATCTAAAGGGAACTAACCCTCCGGGGGTCTATACAAATAAGATCACTAACGTTGGTTTGGCACTAGATTTCCAAACAGCGTTCGGAGCGACCAGTACGGGTGATGATTTCTGGGTGGATAAGATTTCGTTTAGTTACACTCCCGCAAGGCAGGGCAGGACACAGCGATAATGGCTATTAACAATAGCGATATCGAAGAAACAAGGGTCGCCCTAAGCGGCGCTGGGCCAATCCCAAACGCTGTCCTCTACAACAACGCCAAGGACCTCGCCGCCGCGATGAAGGCGGCAGGCGTAACGTTTGGCGGAACATCCGATCCGCTGCCCATTGGGTCTGTAGTTGCTTATTCTGGCGCGACAATCCCTACTGGGTATCTTGATGCTGATGGGTCTAGCCAACTCCGAGCGTCATACCCTGATTTGTTTACTGCTATCGGAACGACGTATGGGCCGGGCGCTGTCCCGGGCACAACGTTCGCACTCCCCAACTTTGTTGGAACGTACACAAACTTCATCATCAAGTCCACGGCTGCAGCGGCTAGTAGCACTGTTGTCAGTGAAACGCTGATCGCTGTTCCGCTTGGTTCGCTCCAGTTGTATGCGGGTAGTGTGTATCCGACTGGATGGTTGCGTGCCGATGGGACTGCAATTAGCCGCACAACATACGCAGGCTTGTTTGCAATCATCGGCACGACGTATGGAACTGGTGATGGTAGCACGACGTTCAACCTTCCGAACCTTGCGTCTAGCGGGGCTGGAAGTCCTGTCTACATTATGAAGGTTACGCTTAGTGGCAGTGTGGAGCCGTCTACGGTTGCTCATGCTGCGTCGCATATTCGTGCTGGCACGGATGTCATTGACGGTGATCGGGTGCAGATTGATTATGTTCCGTCTGCGTATACGCGCAATGCTGCGGCTACTGGTGCCGGTGCCGTAACCGACCTAACCGCGCACCTTGCTGGCATTGACGCCGATAAATTGCGCGTAGGCGCTACCGCTGGCGGTGATCTTACGGGAACATACCCGAACCCGACACTAACTGCTACCGGAGTTACTGCGGGAACATATGATCGGGTTACTGTAGACACTAAGGGGCGAACAAGCGCCGGAGGAAACAAAGCGTATTGTATTTCAAATGCTAATGCTGTAACTGTTTCGGGGGCAAATGTTACTGTTTGCTCTGCCACTATGACAACAACAGGCAATCCGGTTTATGTGTTTGGTACGGGAGACATGAACCCTAATGGCGGCCCAACTTGGGGATATTTTTATCTTTTTATGGACGGCGCTGCAATTGGTAAATACATTATTTGCGAGTCTACCGCCAATAGTGTTAATAATCCGTGGGCTTTGTCGCACATATTAGTTCCAAGCGCGGGATCGCATACATTTTCGGTTGTTTCTACTCAGGGTGGAGCGAACTCTTACACAATGGGCGAAACGGGTAACGGTCAAGCCGCCACAGTCGGCGCATTTGAGTTGAGATAAGGAGGCGTTATGACTATTTTTGGAGCAGGACATCAAGTAGTAACCGGCATTACACTCCCCGCCGCGCCCATCGACGGCCAAATCGTTTACGAAACTGACACTAAGAAGATTATGAATTGGAATGGGTCTTCTTGGGTGGAAGTTATGAAGTCCGGCCTTACTCCTGCTAGCGGTGATCTTACGGGGACGTACCCGAATCCGACAATCACGAACATTACAAACGCGCCTATCCATAACAGTAATACAACGCTTAGTTTTCGTACGTCGAATGTTGAGCGAATCGGCGTAGACGCAAGCGGACGCATCACGCGGCCGTATCAGCCGGGATTCTTTGTTTATAACGCGACAAATCTTGGCCGCGGGGCGGGAGACCAATCAGCAATGGTGTGGTCAAACGTTGTTTACAACACTGGGAGTCACTACAACACTTCAAACGGTAGATTTACTGCGCCAGTATCGGGATACTATATGTTTTGCGCGTCTATCCGTCTTGATGGAGGCGGTTCCGGAAGTTACATGCGGTGGGGAATAAAAAAGAATAATACTGGTAATGGTTGGGATTCTCAGTACGGACAACAGCACGCGATTTTTGGCGGTACGCACCCCACTGACTACATTACGCTGCCTGTAAGCACTGTGATTTATCTTGCCGCTAGTGATTATGTGTGGTCATGGGCGTTTCACGTTGCAACCGGAACAACGTGTATTGCGGCCGAATCGTCGTTTTCCGGATACTTTCTTGGCTAGGAGAATCATGTCTGAAATCATCATCACGATCACCGACGTAGAAGCAGCAGCACTAGCGCATGTAATGGCAGACCCGCAAGAATGGGCGCAGAACGCCATTAGTAATCGCGCTCGTATTGCGATAGACGAAATTGTGCAGCGCGAAATTGCTCGCATGGTTGCCGATCCAAACGTGACGGAGATTCCTGCTACGGCTAGGGAGATCGTGATGGCTGCTTCTCCCCCTGAGATGGAAGCGCAGATTCAGGCCGTGAAGGACGAGTATCCTAAGCCGGAGGTTTCTAATGGCTAAAGCATTTCCGGGTCTTGGGGCTACCGTTTGTGACACAATCAGCGACCTCCCCGCTTCTCCCACTGAAGGAATGATCGCTTACCAGAAGGACACGAACGAACTTAAGATTTATGATGGTTCGCGTTGGGTAACGATGATGGATACGGATGCCCCTCCGGGCCTTGTCCTCGTGCAGCCAACAAGTGTTTCTGGGGCCACGAACACAAACGGGTTGATTACTTTTTCAAGCAGTTCTGCGATAAACATTAATGGAGTTTTTTCTTCTACTTTTTCTGCTTACAAAATTTACGCTTGGATTTACACTGGATCCGGGTCGATTTCAAACGGTATTTTTAAATTAACTTCAGGCGGAACGGCTAATAGCGCTTCGTATTACGCAAGAATGTGGTATTACAGTCAGGGAGGCGGAGGTTTTACAACTGCCGTTTCTAACAATGCCGCTTCCGTTGACTGGATGTTTTATGGCGGGAATTTTGGTGGTTCAATTAACATAGATATTGCCCAGCCGTACAACGGAACGCAAACACAGTGGATGTGGAATAGCAACACATGGACAAATTCTGATAACGCAATTTTTTATGGTGGAGGGTTCCACAATGTAACGGCAAACTATGATGGTTTCCAAGTAACATCAGTTACCCCTATTACTGGTCGCATCCAAATTTACGGTATGCGAGATTCCATCTGATAATCTTTAACTATGGATTTGTATAACGCTCAGCGCACGAACTTTCAGCCCACGATGCCACGCATTGCGACTAAGCCGGGTCAGCAGCGTCAGACGAAGCCGCGTAGTGCGAATCGTGGCAAGGCGGGTATGCCAGAAACTCCTACGCAAGCGGTAGGAACTGATATGATTAAGAAGTTGGCTGCCTTCAAGCCGTAG